GTACTGGGCAAAACGGAACACAGCTTAATTTTAACGGCTCGCAGGCATCGGGGGATGTGTCTTGGGGTGATGTGCCGTGGTTTGATAATTTCAGTGGATCGCTTTCTTTTGAAATAGACTACATTGCAACGTCTATAACAAACGCCCCGGTTTTGTTTTCTAAGTGGGGCGCAACGGCAGCAGCCCAATCGGTAGTATTCTTAACAAGAAGCACTGGCGCGATAGAGATTACTTTTTATCTTGGCGCAGGGGTTTATCATCAGTGGATTTCTGTTGCTTCTGCGGCTCCCGTTAACACAAGAATACATTTAGTTTTCGTTTGGGTGTCGTCAAATACTGCGTTCTTGCACATAAACGGAAAGCCGGTTTCGTTTTCTTCTACTCCAGCCGGAACATCAAGAGGCATTTTGGATTCTACTGACCCGTTCCAGCTTGGCAATTGGTCGGAAACCACGACTAGAAAGCTGGCCGGATCAATTGGGATGGTAAACATTTGGGGCCGGTCTTTAAGCAACGCAGAAGCATATTTAAGATACATCAATAGGTGGAGTTTGTTTGCGCCGGTTAGAGCGCCGATTTCCGTTACCGTTTCCAGCATCACCTACACCTACGCCCGCCCCACGTCCGACATCACCACACAGTGGTCGACTTCATCCGGCAGCACGCACTACACCCTAATTGACGAGACGGTAGCCGACGACAACGATTACATCGTCGCTACCGCAGCCGGCCAGACCGACGAGGTGAAGCTGGCGTCCATGACGCCTCCGCAGGTCGGCACCAACCTTGTCATCAATTACAAAGTGACGGGCGTCGACGGTGGCGCAACCGTCACGGTGTCGCTACGCCAGGGGTCTGGTGGCACGCTCATTAAGACTGACACGGCGAAAAATGCCAACGGCACCTACGCGCTGGCTGTCGCGCCTGGCGACTGGGCTGCTGTGACGGACTGGTCTGATCTGCGGTTGCGTTTCGTGAGCGCCTAACCATGCCGTACGTCGTCCGCGTCACCTGGGCAGAGGGGCAATACCAAGGTACGTCGCCCACGACCATCTCTGCCAACGTCGGCAATGCGGTAGCCAACGGTGGTGGCCAGGCGGCGATTGCCACGACGATCACGTTTGGCGTTGGCAATGCGGTGGCCGCAGGAAGCCAAGCGAGTGTCTTGCAGGGCGGCATCGTTTCGGCGGGCATTGGTAACGCTGTAGCGGGCGGCCCAATAGGCGCAACGGTTTCCGAGAACGTAACGCTGGAGACTGCCGCAGGCAATGCCGTCGCTGCCGGTTTGGCGTTTGGCCTCACGAACAACGCGCTAATCAATTTCGCTACCGGCGATGCATTCGCTGCGGGCCAGCGTTGCGAAGTTCTGCCGCCGCTTACCGTAGCACTCAGTGCAACCCCAGGCTATGCGCCCAGGACGCGCTACCGCGTGCGGGTGGGCAGTCGGTGGATGGAGGTTGATCCGCTTGATCCGATGAGCGTGCGTAGAGCCTACGACGCCGCACAGGAAGACGCGCAAGACGCTGCCACGCAAGACGTAGAAGCACCCGCCGCTGTGGCCGCCCAGGCCGTGGTGGTGCAGCCCATCAAGGGGCCGGATTACGCAGGGCTTGCCAAAGAAGCCCGCCGAATTAGCGAAGACATCCGCAAGGTTTACGCAGACGCACTGCAAACCGCACTCATCGCGCGCCTCATGCGCGAACAGATAGAGCGCGACGACGAAGACGACATCGCCGTCCTGCTCGCAAGCATCTAGCCGCCGCGCAATCGGTTAGCACAAGCCGCCTTCGGGCGGCTTTTTTATTGCGCGTTCACTTCGGAAACACATGGACGACACAGAGAACAATCTGCCATCGGCAGAACTCTCGCAGCCCGCGCTCGACCAGGCGCAGCCCGAGACAGGAAGCGACCCCACTGCAGACCAATCCAGCGACACCGATGGCGATACGCAAGGCGTTGACCCAGAGGTTTTCGAGGAAGTCGAGTACGAGGGGAAGAAATACGCACTCCCGCCTGAGTTGAAGGACGCAATCCTTCGGCAAGCCGATTACACGCGAAAGACGCAGGAACTGGCGCAAACACGCCAACAAGCCGAGCAGACATTCGCGCAGCAGCAGGCACGCATCGAGGCTGAAAGGGCAAACATCCAAGCGGTGGCGCGACTCACTGCGCTGGATGAGCGTCTGCAGCAATACGCAGGCGTTGATTGGGACAGCCTAAGCCAGAGCAACGGCGAACTGGCCCAGCGCGAGTTCATGAAGTATCAGCAACTCAAAGACTCACGCCAACAATTTGTCGCACAAATCCAGCAGCACGAAGGCCAACGAGCAATGCAGGAGCAGCAGGAAACTGCCAGGCAACTGCAAGAGGCAAACGAGGCATTGAGCCGCGAGATTAAAGGGTGGTCACCCGACTACGCGCAATCCCTGCGCGAAGTAGCGAAGTCACTGGGCGCAAAAGAAGAGCAACTGAACGGCATCCGCGAACCGTGGATCGTGAAGGCACTTCATGCGCAAAAAGTGCTCGCTGAGATGACCAAAAAGGCGGGCGCTGCTGCACCGGCAGTCGCTGCAAAACCTGTTCGCACCATCAGCGGCGGCAACGCAAAAGCCACTGTTGATCCCGACAAGATGAGCATCGAAGACTGGATGCGCCACGAACAGCGGCGCACGGCATCTGCACGCCGATAGCACTCACCACAACTTAGTCACACACAAACCCAAAGCCGCGAAAGCGGCTTTTTTCATTTCTAGGACGCATCATGCCTAACACTATCCTTACCCCCACCGCAGTGACCCGCAAGGCTCTGCAAATCCTGCACCAGAAGCTCAACTTCATCGGCAACATCAACCGGACGTATGACGACTCGTTCGCCAACTCTGGCGCAAAGATCGGCGACTCGCTGAAGATTCGTCTACCCAACGAGTACGTCGTCCGCACTGGCGCAAACCTGTCCACGCAGGACACCAGTGAGACCAGCACCACGCTGCAAATCGCTACGCAAAAGGGCGTGGATATCAGCTTCAGCAGCGCCGAGCTGACCCTGAGCCTGGACGACTTCTCGTCTCGGATTCTTGAGCCTGCAATGGCTGTGCTGGCTGCGAACATCGAAGCTGATGCGCTCAGCATGTACAAGGACGTGTACAACATTGTCGACAACGACACTGCTGCTATCTCGTTCCTGAACATCATGCAGGGCCGCAAGCTGCTGAATGACTCGCTGGCTCCGATGGACAACAACCGCGCTGCGTTGCTGTCTACCGACCACACCGCCAAGCTGGTGGATTCGCTGAAAGGTCTGTTCCAGGACTCCAACGCGATCAAGCAGCAGTACAAAGAGGGCATGATGGGCCGCACCGGTGGTTTCGACTTCTACGAAAACACGCTGCTCGCCAATCACCAGACCGGCACCGCCGCCAAGACCACCACCTACTCGGTCAACGGCGCAGTGACCACCAACGGCTCGACCGCCGTCACCGTGGCATCCGCTGGTAGCACGACCTTCAAGGCTGGCGACGTGTTCACCGTTGCGGGTTGCTTCCGCGTCCACCCGGAAACGAAAGTTTCCACGGGCGTGCTGCAGCAGTTCGTGGTGACCGCTGACTACGCTGGTGGCGCTGGTTCGCTGTCGTTTGCTCCGGCCATCTACACCTCTGGCGGCCGTCAGAACGTTGTCGCGGCCGGCATGGCCAACTCTTCGGCCATCGTGAAGGTTGGTGCTGGTGCGTCTGAGCTGCTCACCCCGTCGATGGTCTTCCACCGCGATGCGTTTGCCTTTGCAACCGCTGACCTGGTGATGCCCAAAGGCGTCGATTTCGCGGCAAGGGAAGTCTATGACGGCATCTCGCTTCGTACCGTGCGCCAGTACGCAATTAGCACGGACACCATGCCTTGCAGGATTGACGTTCTGTACGGCTACAAGACGATCCGCGCTCAACTGGCTGCGCGCATCCACGCTGACGGCTGATCGCCCTAAGCGTTAAGCAGTAAGGGGCCGGCTCACAAGGCTGGCCCCACCATCACCAGAGGGAACTATGGCGCTCGATACCTACGCGGAACTCAAGACGCAGGTAGCCGCATGGCTGCATCGCAACGATCTGACAGACAGGATTCCGACGTTCATCGAGTTTGCTACTAACCGACTTGCTCGCAACATCACTTCGCCGCGCATGGAGGCGTCCACGACGCTGAGCGTGGTCAATGGCATTGCTTCGCTGCCGAATGATTTCCGCGCGGCAATCTCAATGACGCTAGGCACAGTCGAATACAAGGCCATC